TCCCGTCCATGCGGTAGGGATATTCAAGGCAGATGCAACATACGCGGAAGATAGCTGGCTAGATACATTATAATAATACCAAGTTTTGTAGGTGTTGGCCATTGCTATTTTCTTTACAGCATTCAAGTCCTGCTTGATAGCCAAGATCTGATTCTTCTGAGTGCGAGCCGTAGGGCGCTTATACTTAATCTTGACAATGCTTGTATGAGCTTTCTTTTTTCTTCCTCTGGAATATCTTCGTCCATATGGCATTTCTTATTTTTATAAAATAAACTTAGAAAATAATTTACGAATTTGAACGTACGTAAATTACGAATATTTATATTCTACAATTGAGATTAACAATGTCTGTGTACATTTTCGATTTTACTCTGAAAGCAGAAAATATAGAACCCTGGGAAATTCAGGATGAGCTGGACGAAATATGCAAGAAGTATAAATTCCAGAAGGAGGAGAGTGAGTCTGGGTACCTACACTACCAAGGAAGGATCTCACTACTAAGCAAGGCCAGACCAAATACACAAAATAAATTTCAACCTTGGGTTAATCACTGTCACTGGTCTGTTACCTCCAATAGAGGGGCACAGTCCGATGAATATGTGTGTAAAGTTTCCACAAGGGTTGATGGGCCCTGGGAGCACAGAGGAAGAGGAATATTTATTCCCAGACAGCTCGTAGGTCTTCGACTACGACCCTGGCAACAACAATTATTGGACAAAGCGAGGGATCCAGAGCAACGCCAAATAAATTGTATTTATGACCCGGTAGGTTGTATAGGTAAGTCTACTATAAGTCTCTATCTAAGATGCCACAAGATTGCTAAGCTAATTCCTCCACTCAATGATGCGAAGGATATTATGCAAGCAGTCTGCTCCATGGGACCAGCAACTTGTTATATCGCAGACCTACCCAGAGGTATGCCTAAGAAGGCTCTAGGACCCTTCTGGAGTGCACTAGAAAAAGTAAAGGACGGATACTGTTATGACACAAGGTACCGCCTGCGTGAATTAATCATGAACCCACCGGCTGTTATAGTCTTCACCAACGTGCTCCCAGAGAAGATGTATCTATCCGAAGACAGATGGAATATTTGGAAAGTTGAGGACAATATACTTTCCAGGTTTTTAGACGATGACCCACCAGGGGTGGACATCTGTAACAATTAAAATATTTCATATTTTATTTTAAAAACCTGGAATTTTTGGAACAATTTTTGTTGAGAAATAATTTGTAGAAGTTGGGGGCATGCCAATACGAATTTTTGGGAACCAATACGACTTCAGTCCGTCGTTCCTCCTCCCTTCTCGTCGTATTGAAAAATCCGTATTGGCGCAACTTCTACAAATTATTTTAGATAAAATTGAGCGCGTAGCGCTCTTTTCCCTAGAGCAAGCATTTAGGGACGGAGGTCAGTTTAGCTCCGAGGTCTAGAGGCAAGGGGTAACCCTTGGCTTTAGCCCGAGGTTTGTCCGAGAACCAAATATTTGAGATTGAAGTCAACATACTCCTGGTCTACCCCAAGGTTGTTGTTAAAGCAAAATACATGCAATCTGTGTCGTGCTGGCAAAGACCAACTTACAGTACTTGCCCACTGGGTATTTCTGCTATTAAGCTTGATAGGACACTTCCGCGAGAAATGACGACGGATGGGCTTCATGTCAGACAAGATTATAGAACCATTGCGCGCCTCACTACTGATAGGAGTCGTCGTGTGGCGGTGACACGCTACAATCGACCAACGCCGAGTGTTGAGTAGTGCCATACCATCATAGACCGTGAAATCGGTACCATTTACAAGAGAGCTACAAGTATCACTACTTGCACCACCAGTCTCATTAACAACTTTCTGATTTTTTGGGTAAGCAAAGAAAATCGTACAATTGATAGGAGATGGTTCGTTACCGCTATTGAGGTTATACTCAATATTATACTTAATGCCAGTAAACTTACCTCCGGATTCCTCGGAGGGCTCGTTGAATACTCCCGTCCATGCGGTAGGGATATTCAAGGCAGATGCAACATACGCGGAAGATAGCTGGCTAGATACATTATAATAATACCAAGTTTTGTAG